TTAATATTGGTTAATTTCTTTTCTTTGTCTATTGTTATTATTAATTTTTTTTTGTTGCTCAACCATTACATCAAATACTGTATCAGTTATACTCATTTTATTATGGGCTAGATTGCTCTCATTAAATTTCAAAACAGGGGATTTTTCCTGAGGTTTAATTATTGTAATCATTCGCTCTCTCCTTTCGCAATCTGTATCCAATATTATTATCAATATCAAAATAATGTTTTCTTTTAATCCAAATAGGGCCATCATTAGGTGTAATAGCTAAAACATCAATTGGGCCACCTACTGTTTCTACAGAAGTAGTATATTTTCGTTTAAAACTGGTTAAATTTAATAAAGTCTCTGCGATAATTGCTGTTTCTTCAACTGGGAGTAAAGCAATCATGTTTAGTAACGGAAATATGAATTGATTTTGTTGAAACTCTGAAATATTCTTTATAATATTAATATAGGTATTTTTTCCGTTATCGTCAAAACTATCGACTTGACTCGACAGATAATTAGTAATTTGTGGATCTACCCCTTGAACTACAGTATTTACCACATCAGACTGAGCAAATGGTAATATAGTAGATCTTAATGAACCATTGTCATTTCCTATTTGAGCACTTTCATATTCTGAGTATTTCAGAATATTCATAACAAATCCAAACATATTATAAGAATATAGTTTAGGGAAAATATCCATTCTTCCATATCCTGCTATAACTATTCCTGTAGGGGAAGAATAAACATCGTCTCTAATTATAATTTCATAAACGTAACTTTGAATTTCCTCTGATATAGCTTCTGAAACACCTTCCATTGTAGAAATACTATTAAGAATATCTTTTAATATTTCTCCATAGTTACTAAGAAATAACGCCTTTTCAATATCTAAAATGAATGTCTGGGACTGTTGAGACAAATTGGTATTCATTTTTGTTTGTAATAACTTCACTAGGACATCTTTGTCTATTTGTGTACCTTGGCTTATTAAAAAGTTAATATCTACTTCTATACTCTCAAATAAACCTGAAATTATTTTTTGAAAAACCCCAATCATTTGTTCTTGCTCGGTCTGTTCACTTCTAATAAAAGATGCTGTTTTGACAAATTCTATAAAATTATCCGCGTATTCTTCCAAAGTATTAAAAACAGAACTACCAATGCTTTTCTTATATTGAGTAATGATTATTTCCCAAGGAATACCATTAAATTCAGCATTACCATATATCATGATACCTACAGAATGCATGGAATCCAAAGTAAATAATTTTTTTGCAGTATTATATACTTTGCTATCTCCAATCGTAGATGCTGAATCTGAAGCTAACACGATTCCACTTTTATTCATAATACCAATTTCTGCTGTCACAATTTCACCTGCTTTTTTCTTTTATTATCTACTTAAATAAACATCTTGTAAATATTTTTTTGATTTAACGTTAATTTTCAATTCTATGTACTGCTCCTCAACGAGGAGCTATTTTTATCGTTTAGGAATATTTAAATACCAACGTTTGTCATGGAAATCTTGCGCACCGCCTTTAGTGTTTCCTTCTGGATCATTCGTTGCCCGCATCATGACGTATACTTTCTTATTAGGGAAATTGCGCATGTTAAAAGATACATGATAGCCAACGTTTCCAGAAGTATTATAAGCTTGATTTACATCCGGTCTATAAATTCCATCAGCTCTTACTCGAGCTAATTCTTTCCCAGTATTGTAGTCCATAATGAAAATATACTCGTATTTATAGTTAGCGATGTGCCATCCAGCGACGTGTAAGTTCGCATTTTCGATTTCTCCAAACTGATCAATGTGAGAATGGTTCGTTCCATCTGATAAAGTTGGATTTGCTGCACCTGCTCGGGTTGGATCAATGACAGGCTTGTTCTCAGAAGTCGTTGGGTTTTCGTCTGTAAATCCATGAGCTAAATCGTAAGCCAGTTTTTCCTTACTTACACCCATTTCTGATAAGTATCCATACGGATCAGTGTGATCGCCCCAAATGTTTTGAGTTACCCATAAATGTGATTTGATTCCTGGTTGATTATACGGTGTGTCTAATGTAAGTGGAATACCGTATTTATTAGCGGAATCTCTCGCTAATTCAACATATGCCTTGTAGTTCTTTTCAAACGTTACTTTATCGTGCGTATGTTGCAGTTCGATTTGCACAGGACTATTTGCATTAGCATATGAACCAGCGCCATATTGTACATAACCAGGTTGTCCAACTTGGTAAACGATCCCACCATCGCCAACAATATACGCTGTATAGGCATTGTACCAAGAACGTTTCATGTACTGCGCTTCATTTCGTCCTGTCGCAGTTTCGTTTGCTGTTTCATGCAATAGGATGTATTGGTTATTTGCTACTTGTGAGCTACCTTCATTTACACCTAAATTAAATTCATTGTTGATCGTATAGGCGAACCCGTTAATTGGCAATAAAAAAAGAGCCATTATTAGGCTCAATGATAAAATGATTTTCTTCTTCATTTTTTTCCTCCTATTTTTTTAAGTTATATGCAGACACACCAGTGATAACGCCTAAAAATGTTGCTACTGCATTGATAGTGAGTACTGTCATATCTGTTCCATTCCATCCATACGCTTTTCCTAACGTGGCTACTAAAACAGATGCAGCTGGTAATACTGTTAAAACCGTCCATTTAATGACTTGATAATACTTATCGGGTAAAATCATTTCTTCTTAACTCCTTTACAATTTAGTCAAGAAATAGCCAATGATCGTAATGCCTAAACCGATCATGTAACCCCACGACCATTTATTATTGGCTTTCATTTCTTTGATATCTTCTGCGTTGTTTAGCGCTACTGAGTAGGCTTTGTCTGCCAAATCTTTTGCACTATCAGCTTTTTCTCTAAGTGATTCGTAGTTGTCTAATTTTGTTTCAATTCTTACTAATCTCTCCACAACGTCTTGGAGCGCTTCTTCTTTCATGTTCCACCAACTTTCCAACAAAAAAACGCATCACTTAAGATGCGCTCTTATCTTTATTAATGATTTTATCTGCTTCTTCGTCTGTAATGCATAATGGAACGAAAACCATTACTTGTTCGTTAGTGAAACAGCCCCAGTCATACATTAGTTTGATATCTTCATATGAATACATGTTACTTCCCACCTTGTAATTGTTTTTTGATTTCTTCGATTTCCTTGGTATTTTGTACAGAAGCAAGCATCGTTTTTGAATTCAACTGCGCTAAACTTTCTGACTTTTCTTTCAATAAGACATTTTCTTGCTTGATTGCTACATTGTTTAGCATTGCTTTAGAATTTAGCTGTTTCAATTCATCATTTTCTGCCTTCAGCGTTTCGTATAATGCCTTAATATTAGCCAATTCATCTACGCTATCAACAGCATTCCCTTTTTTCTCTTCTTCAGTAGCTAACTCAACCCACTGTTTTTTATCAAAATCAAATCTTGGTCTCCAGTTAGGAACTGGTGGTTTAATCTCTGTACAGTTTTCAGGGATATTTTCTTGATTGTTCAAAATGATTTGCTCGAATCCGTAAGGCTTGATTGATTTGTAAACTACTTTCATTAGATTTCCTCCCTTAAATTGAATAAGTGATAACAAATGAATAAGCTGATCCATAACTTGAATTTCTTCTCCATTTAATGGCTCCGTCTGCGCCAATAGATAGTTGAGCACTGTTCAAAGTAGAACGGTCTATTGACCCAACCAGTTGTTCAAAACTAATTGGTGTCCGATAGCCTTCTGGAACAGTTAAAATAACCGAATCATTCCCGCCACTACTTTTTCCGTTTAAAGCCACAAAATATATAGAAACTGTTTTTCCTTCACGATAAAGCTTTGCTGTCCCTGTATTACCGTTAGTGACAACCAGATTTACCACTTCATATCTGTTATCATCAGTCGTCAAAACACGTTTATTATTGATTGTTACAGAACCTGAAAAATTCTTATGTCCTGCAATGGCTTGGTCTCCATCTGTCTGCACCAATGCTTCTTTACCATCAATAGCTTCTACATGCGTTTTTAAGTATTTAGCAACTCCGTCTTCTTTTAATTGAACAATATCAGCCATTAAACCGTCCCCACTTTCTCAAATGTAATATTCGCTAATCCATCAAGTTTCACTTTATCGGTTGCTGACATTAAACCTGCTGTCGTAGTTGTAGCATTACCTGGATTTTTCTGTGCTCCAGCTGCAATTCCATCCAACTTAGTTTTATCTGTGGACGACATCAACCCATTTGCTGTAGTTGTAGCTACAGCTGTAGTTGTGGCATTTATTCCAGGATCACCTTTATCTCCCTTTGGTAAAACAAAATTAAATCTAGCTGCAGATGATGTTCCTACATTCGTAACAGAAGCGGTTGAACCACTAGAAACGGTTCCTATGGTAATTGTTGCTGCTTGGCCAGGATCGCCTTTATCTCCCTTCACCGTTGTTGGTTTGCCTTCTATAGCATTCCAATGAGTTTGTGGATAAACCTGTACACCGCTTTGTTTTATTTTTACGATATCTGTCAT